AGTACGTCCAAGCTCAGTTCGCACGGCTGCGCAAAGAGATTGACGACGAGCAGCTTGTTACGCGCACCGACATCATGCTGGGTTTGCTCGCAGAAGCCCGCGACACAGACTGCCCGAACGGCACGCAGGCAGCTCGCGTGAGTGCTTGGAATGCCTTAGCACGTATCACTGGACACGAGCGTCCGCAGAAGATGGAAATCACGCACGGTGGGGTCATGGTTGTTCCGATGATCAGCGGTGGATCCCAGGATTGGGAGAACGTAGCAGCGGAACAACAACAGGCGCTCCGCGATGCAGTCCGCAAGTAATCAGCAAGACGCAAATATCGTTTGGAAGCCGCTTCCGGGGTCGCAGAGCCTTGCGATCGCTTGCCCGTGCAACCACATTTTATACGACGGAACACGCGGCCCCGGCAAAACGGACGCGCAATTGATGTATTTTCGAAAATTCGTAGGCGTTGGTTACGGCGCGTACTGGCGCGGAGTTATTTTCGACCGCGGTTACAAGAATCTGGACGACTTGATCGGTAAGTCGCAACGCTGGTTTCCTAAGTTCAACGACGGGGCTATGTTCAAAGCCTCCAAGTCAGACTACCGGTGGGTTTGGCCGACTGGCGAGGAGTTGCTATTCCGCCAGATTAAGAAGGAGAATGACTACTGGAATTACCACGGGCAGGAATTTCCTTTTATCGGGTGGAACGAGTTGTCGAAGTACCCGACACCGTCGCTCTATGAGGCTATGATGTCATGTAATCGTTCGTCGTTTATTCCAGCAGAGCATGGTAAACACCTCGGGGAGATTCCGTTAGTCGTGTTTTCGACGACGAATCCTTACGGTGCTGGACATAACTGGGTTAAAGCCCGATTTATTGATGCAGCGAAACCGGGGGAAGTGATTAGAATTGTGACAAACGTGTTTGACCCACGGACGCAGGAACGGCGCGATGTCACAAAAACGCAGGCACGAATTTTTGGTAGTTACAAAGAGAACCGCTATCTTTCTGCCGAGTACGTAGCCGAGCTCGAGTCCATCTCTGACGAAAACAAGCGCCGTGCGTGGCTATGGGGCGATTGGGACATCGTCGCCGGTGGCGCACTCGACGACTTGTGGAAAGAAGACAAGATTATTCTACCGCGCTTCGCAATCCCGCGCTCTTGGCGTATCGACAGATCGCTGGATTGGGGCTCCTCGCAGCCGTTTTCCGTTGGGTTCTGGGCCGAGACAACGAATGAGCCTGCGGATCTCGGCAACGGCATGAAGCGCAGCTTTGTTCCCGGGTCACTGGTGCGTTTCCACGAGTGGTATGGAACAAAGAAGCTCGGGACAAATGTCGGGTTGCGCATGCCAGCTTCGGACGTCGCCAAAGGCATCGCAAAAATCGAGAAGCAGTTACTCGAGCTCGGCTGGATCAAAACGCAAGTGAATCCCGGGCCGGCGGATAGCTCGATCCGTGCTGAACCGAACCAAGACGAAAAGACTATTGCGCAAAAGATGGAAGACCACGGGGTCTACTGGTATGACTCGGATAAAACGCAAGGTTCCCGGTTGAATGGCCTCGAGCTGCTGCGTGATCGCCTGCAAGGGAGCATCACCGGGCAGGGGCCAGGGATCTTCTTCATGGATCACTGCACGGCATCAAGAAAACTCTTGCCAACGCTGCCTAGAGACGAGGATAATCCTGACGATGTCGACTCCGACGCAGAGGACCATCTCTACGACGAATGCCGTTATCGCGTACTCCACAAATCGCGCTCTGTCGAAGTGGAGTCCCTTGAGTTCTAGGAGGCGTCGATGTTTCGCACTTTGATCGCAATGTTGTTCTTCTGCACAGCGGCTTCGGCCGCGCAGATTCCATCCGCGGCCACCGGAGTCTACCTCGGCCCTGACCGCATTTGCGACATCATCCTCAAGCGCCATACGTCCATCTGGGACGGCGTTTCCCGAACTTGGTGGACGCAGGTTGAGTTTGACTGTCGCTTGTTTTCCGGAGGCGAGCGGCAGCGTAGCCTGACGACACTGTACGCTCCGCAAGACCCATGTCAGGGCGTCGATCAGGTTGCGTGGTCGCTGGCACCTTACCTACCAAGCGGTGAATACCTGCGGTTGATACATTGGCAGGGTGCGACCATGACTGTTGTTCGCGGAACAGATATCAACGCTGTCACCAACGGCATTGGAACTTTCGAAACGTGGACGTTTGTTACGGCTCTGGATTCCCCTGCGCCATACTCCTGTTCCGTATCTACGCGTGATAAGCCGCGAGGTTAACAGTGGCACATGACGCAGGACACATCAGCACGGCGATCCTCGCCTTGGCGTACACGACGACTGTCGCTGTCGCGCCACAAGGACCACTATCCGACGAACAAATGCTTGGCGTAAGCATCGGCGCAGGGCTTGTCGGTGGCCTCGTTGCGACACTGTCGCCCGGTAATCAGCTCTCCTTACGGGAGCTAGGGTTGCGCAGCTTGGCTTCAGCGATGTCAGCCCCCGCGATCGTTGCAGCCATGCTTTGGCATCTCGAGCTTACTCCACGGTTATTCGGTGTTGTCGCTGTTGCTGGAGTCGCCGGTTTGCTTGCGTGGCCGCTCGCACAGCTCGTCCCAAAAATGGTTCCAAAGCTTGTTCGCGAATGGCTTACTCGGCTCAGCAGCAAGGACGACAAGTCATGACGGAAGGCGTACTTACATCTATAGGGTTGGTTGTTCTTCTTGTAGTGTCCACAAGCATCCTGTCCACGTTGTCGGAAGGGTTGCGGCGGCACCGAGTCGGTGTCACGTTGCTGGCTGCTTGGTCTGCAATCGCTTTATCGATCTTCGCCTTGAAAGCTGTGGGCGACCCATTGCCGTCCTGGACGTGGCGTCCTTGGTTGATCGCAGCGGGAGCTGTCCTCGGCGCTTGGGCACTCTGGGATACCTCACGTCTCGCGAGGCAATATGGGACTACGACGCTGATAGATGCGGCTGAGGTCGCACGCTGCTTTTTACTCTCCGATCGTGCGGTGGCGGGTATATGGGAGCGCTGGTCGCATCACCTGCCGGTAGCGGCGTGGATCAAGACATCGAGCGGTGCGCTGCTGGCATTAAATCGTCACTGCGAGATTCGGTATCATATGCCACCTGTTGGATACGTCGGCCTTCGCGACGGCGAAGCATGGCCGACGCCGTTGGCAGAGCAGTTTAGCGCGTCCGATCACGAGGTACTTGAAACCGGGCGCCCGCTGATCTGCTACGACCCGGCGCCGACGCTCGATCAGCCTTCGCGCAAGGCATGGCAGCTCAAGTTTCCAGTGTCGAATCGTATGGGCAAAGTCGTCGGAGTCGGCGGTATCGAAATGACAATGCCGGAGCACTGCAAGTGCGACCATCCGGAACTTTCGGAAAACGTATCATGATTGTTCCTGCATGGACAACTTGGGCGCGTAGTCAAATCGGCGTCCGGGAGATCGTTGGTTCGCAGGACAACCAAGTAGTCGTTGACTACTGGAAACAAGGAGACGTCGCGCTCGACGTGAACAACGACGAAACGCCTTGGTGCGCAGCCTTCGTCGCCGCCGCTCTTGTAAAGACTGGTTACTCGAGCACGCGTAGCGGACTCGCGCGAAGCTACGAACGCGACAAGACGCGTTTTGTGGACTGCGAAGAAGTGCTTGGCGCAATCGCGGTGTTCAGCAGCTCTGCCGGCCCGAACAGCGGGCATGTCGGCTTCATAGAATCGGCGGACAAAAACGCGCTCGGTATCCTTGGCGGCAATCAAGGGAATCGTGTAAGTATCGCACCATTCCCGAGATCGCGACTTTTGCGAGTTTGCTGGCCTGCGAAAGCGCCGCGCTCGCATTTTTATCCGCCAGCGCCGACGTCTGTCGGCGGCACCGTTGTCAGCGACCGCTAGGAGCAACACTATGTTCACCGCAATCAAAAATTGGTTCTCCAACGTGAAATCTGCCGTTCGCGCACAGTTGAAGAAGCTGCCGCCGATTGAAGTTGTCTGGCGTGAACGACGTGCATACGCGGCAGCAATCAGGCAGCTCGGAGATCGCGTTGCGGCTTTCGAGCCAGAGCAATTCGCGGATCTGGACTACGTGCGACTCGCTGTTCGTGCTGCGCAGTTTGCGGCTGGAACAAAAATGCCGGGGCTTGACAAGCTTGCCGAAGTCGAGATCGCTATCCGTGCAGCATGGGCTTCCGCCGGAATCGCAGATACCGTATTCGACAAGTGGTGGGCAGAGACGGCGCGACCGTTTATTGAT